AGCCCTGATGCACTTGCGCGTGATGATCGCAAGCTGATCAAAATGAAGACGACGGATAACCCACATCTGCCAGATGATTTCGTCGAACGCTTGAAGGCTAATTACGATCCAAGTTTGCTGAAGGCTTACCTTGACGGTGAGTTTGTAAACCTAAACACTGGCCAGGTTTACGACAGGTTTGATCGTGAAAAGCACGTTATAGACAGCGTTTCCACAAGTGATGAGCCTATTCACGTAGGCGTTGACTTCAACGTTGGCAACATGTCTGCCGTGATCGGTGTAAGACTGAATGACAAATTTGTTGTCATTGACGAAGTGAGCGGTAGCCATGACACCGATACCCTCGCGCAAGAAATCAAACGACGATATTCCAACCGTCGAATTTATGTCTACCCTGACGCATCAGGCGGAAACCGAAGCACGAACGCCGCGCAAACCGATATTCAAATCTTGGAGACCTATGGCTTCAGCAATCAATCCGGTAGATCAAATCCTGCCGTCCGTGATCGGGTGGCTGCTGTTCAAGCTGTGCTGGAAAATGGGAAAGGACAAGTAAGGCTGCAGGTTACGAAAAACTGTAAGCGTACGATTGAATGCCTTGAGCTGCAGAGCTACACGGAAAAAGGCGATCCTGATAAAGATGCAGGATACGACCATATGAATGACGCGTTAGGTTATGCGATCTGGCGTTTGTTTAACCCACTGCACGCAAGATCAGGTCGCGGAACTGGAATCAGGTTGTACTAGACAAACCGCAGCATATTTGTTACCTTTAGCATGTTCTATTCTTTCAAACATGCTTACCGGCACTGAGCTTCTCGAAAAGGTCCGTCAGCTTAAAGATCATGGCAAGTCTGACATTGTTCGGGCTTGTGGTTATGTCTCCCAAAAGCAAGACGGCAGCGAGCGTCTAAACTTCACTGCTTTTTATGAAGCACTGCTAGACGCTAAAGGCGTTGAGCTCGGCCAAGCTAAGTCGCCTGGTCGCAACCTTACTTACAAAGCAAAGCTGCATTCTGACGGCAAGGTGATTATTGGCAGTGCTTACATCAAAAAGATGAAGCTTGACCCCGATACCGTTTTTGATATTGAGGTTGGTCGCACTAAAGTGATCCTTACGGCTAAGTCTGCGCTTGCTGCTACTGCAGAGGTCTAAACTGTTGCCATAGGCTTGTGAGATTGCGCCGTGTATTCCGGTTACAACTTCTATGACCGCCAACGCGCGGCAAAGGTCTCACAAGTCAACGATCCAAATGCAGCATGGGTAAATCAAGAGCCGCATTGGATTCTGATTGAAGATTTGCAAGGCGGTAGCTATGAGATGCGCCGCAAGCATCGGCGTTACCTGCCGCAAGAGCCGCGTGAGCTTGACGAAGCTTACGACAATCGTCTAGCACGTTCTACTTGTCCGCCTTATTTTGTGCGGCTTGAACGAATGCTTGCAGGTATGTTGACTCGCAAACCTGTGAGGCTAAATGATGTCTCAGACACCATCCGTGAACAGTTGTTTGATGTAGACCTGCAAGGCAACGATCTTAACGTCTGGTGCTATGAAACAGCTCGTCGCTGCATACGTTATGGCCATGTGGGTGTGTTGGTCGATGCTCCTGCTGCTGGGAGCAACGGCAGACCGTATTGGGTAACTTACACGCCGCGTGAAATTTTAGGCTGGCGCACTGAGCTTATTGATGGCGCTCAAAAGCTTATACAGCTTCGCTTACTTGAAAAGGTTATTCAGCCTGATGGAGAATATGGCGAAAAAGAAGTCGAGCAAGTGCGAGTGCTAACGCCTGGTAGTTTTGAGATTCACCAGCGTGACACTAAAGGCGAGCTGAAGAAAATTGAAGAAGGCACAACAAGCCTTGACTATATTCCGTTTACCGTTGCTTACAGTAATCGCGTCAACGTGATGGAATCACGTCCGCCGATGGAAGATATTGCGGAGCTGAATCTTAAGGCTTATCAGGTTCAATCTGACCTTGATAATCAGCTGCATATTTCAGCTGTCCCAATGCTTGCGTTTTATGGCTTTCCATCTGCTGCTGAAGAAGTTAGCGCTGGTCCTGGTGAAGCTATTGCTTTCCCTGCTGATGGCCGTGCTGAATATATTGAGCCAGGCGGAAAGAGCTATGACGCCCAATTTAAGCGACTGGAGCAAATTGCAGGACAGATCAACGAGCTTGGATTGTCGGCTGTTTTAGGTCAAAAACTAAGCGCTGAAACTGCGGAGGCTAAGCGCATTGACCGCAGTCAAGGTGATTCAACCATGATGGTGATCGCCCAAAACATGCAAGACCTGATTGATAACTGCCTGCAGTATCACGCAGATTATCTGCAGGAGTCTCAAGTTGGCAGTTGCTTTGTTAATCGCGATTTCTTGGGCGCTCGTCTTGAGCCTCAAGAAATCCAATCGTTGTTGCAGCTTTACACAGCAGGCACCATCACTCAGGAGACATTGTTAAATCAGCTTGCCGAAGGCGAAGTGCTAGGCGATGATTTTGAAGTTGAGGCCGAACTTGAGGCAACTCAAAACGGCGGTTTGATCGAGATGCAGCGGCCCGAGCTTGAAGCATCCTCGTCTATGCCTGAGGTTTCAGCTGAACCTGAGCAAGAGGATGAAATCCCGGCATGATGAAATGGTTGCGGAGACTGCTCAACATGGATCATGAGATTGAGCGTCAGCGCATGTTGTACGTTAGCAAGCGTGAATTGCCTGAAGATACGTTTGCTGTCGTAAGGCTGTCTTGGTTTAGTGAATACGGCATCGAATCAATCGATGAGATCAAGCTGATTTACGAAGATCAAGATGAAGAGGATATGATTCCTGAGTTTTCTATGATTGTTGCTCAAGCACTAAAAGGTGGCGCTGACGTTTCTATTTTGACAGATATTGAGCCGGAGCTTTTAGGCTTCTTTGATGAATGACAACACCGGCAAGCCTATATCGAAACGCGATTGATCTTAATCGCTATAGCAACAGTGTTGCACGGCGGATCATTAATGCTTATAACGATATTATTTTGGATAGCGTTGCTCAGCTTCGTGCAATTGAGGATCTTGACGATTCATTCAAAGCGGCAAGGCTAAGGTCAATTCTTGCGCAGCTAAAAGAGTCGCTGGATACTTGGGCTGGCGATTCAACAGAGATTATGGTGCCTGAGTTGCAAGGTTTAGCTGAACTGCAGTCTGAATTTGTAGAAGAGCAGCTTCGTAAGGTTTTGCCTGCTGGAAGTCGCAGCCTTGTCAATACGGTGGAGATTTCGCCGCAGTTTGCGCAAGCTGTTGTTACGACAGATCCTACGCAGATCAATGTTGTTGCATTGTCTGATGACCTTGTTGCCGCAGTGCAAGGCGCACCGCAAACATTTAGCTTGACGGCAGCACAAGGCGCAACCGTCACGTTACCAAACGGTAAGGTTGTTGAAAAAGCTTTTCGTGGTTTAGCCGAAAGCCAGGCTGAGCGTTTTGGCCAGATTGTGCGGCAAGGATTGCTGACGGGTGAGCCTACGCCTGAAATTGCACGACGCTTAAAGGGCCGACTTGAATTTGGACAACCGGCTCGGTCGGTTAAACAGTTGCAGCTTGCCGGTGGTGAGCTGACAAAGATGGCAAATCATCAGGTTGTGACCATTGTTCGTACAAGTGTCAATCAAGTAAGCAATGCTGCATCGCAGCAGGTTTACGAAGCCAACCAAGACGTGACGAAAAAATATCGTTACGTTGCGACGCTTGACACGCGAACGTCTGCAATTTGCCGTGCTCTTGATGGCCAAGAGTTTGAATACGGCAGAGGCCCAATGCCGCCGCAGCATTTCAACTGCAGGTCTACAACTGTTGCTGTTGTTGATTACAAAGGTTTAGGTTTGACGCCTCCAAAGCCTGGTAGACGAGCAAGCGTGGATGGCCCTGTGTCAGCTAATGAATCTTACGGTGAATGGCTTTATGACAAAGACAGCAAAACTGGTCGAGCTAGGCAAGCTGCAGTTCTTGGTTCAAAAGCTCCATATTTTAGAAAACTTTCTGAAAAATATGGACCGAAAGAGGCGATTGCAAAGTTTGTGCGCGATGACGGATCAGAGCTAACGCTTGAGCAGCTTCGCAGGCGTTACGGACGGATAAGCTGAAGCAACAGCTAAAAAGCAATGCCTTGTCTTGGCAGTTCTTACATGCCTAAGGGCAAAAAGAAAAAAGGAGGCAAAAAGAAGTGAAGCGTGGTGATCGTGTCAGCTGGACCTATCAAGGCAAACGCACTTACGGCGTAGTCACTAGCGTTGCTGGTGAACGTGCAATGATCAAAGGCCCAAGCGGTGGCAACATCGTTCGCGTTGGCAGCAAAGACGATCCTGTGATTCGGATCAAGTCTGAATCAACAGGCAATCCTGTACTCAAACGCCAATCGCAATTGCGTAAAGCACTAAAACGTCAATAGTGATATTATTTGAATGCAATTAACTCTACGAGTTATTCATGTCCGAAGAGCAGAATCAGCAGGCTACGTCTGTTGAAGGCGCCAGCCCTGATGAGATCGCAAAGCTGAAAAACAGCATTGAATCTCTAGAAAGGAAAAACTTTGAGTTGATCGGCAAGCTTCAAAAGAAAGAGCTGATTGGCGAAGTGCCCGATGATTATCAGGCGCTAAAAGAATTTAAGCGTCAGGCTGAGCAATCCAAGCTTGAGTCTGAAGGTAAATACACCGAAGCCAGGCAAGCGCTTGAACAGCAGTTTCGCGAGGTTACGGCGGAAAAGGATAAGCGCATCGCTGAGCTTGAAGCTCGTGTCAAAGAGCTAGAGCTGATTTCACCTGCTGTTTCTGCCTTGGCAGATATTGTGCATGATCCTGATCTTGTGCTCAAGACGAAGCTCAGTAAAGATCAGATTCAGCGCGAAGCCGACGGCACTGTTGTAGTTGTTGACGGCTATCAGCGTACGCCTGTCAACGAATGGGCTAAGCAATCGTTGCCTGCTTGGATGCAAAAGCAACCTAAGCCGCAAGGCAGTGGCGCACCTGCTGGTCGTAGTTCAGGCGAAATTCCTGCAGGCACAAAAAATCCATTCGCCAAAGAATCGTTCAACCTAACTGAACAGTCTCGACTGTTTAGAACTGATCGCGATTTGTACGAAAGGTTGAAAGCTGCAGCCGCACGCTAAACTTTTTGTGAAGGCAAAGCTACGCGGAGCCAGATCGGGTTACGCCCAAACCGTAAACGTCATTCTTGAGGATTTTTAGTCATGGCGACTCTTCGCTCTGACATCATCATCCCGGAAGTATTCACCCCCTACGTCATTGAGCAGACAACTGCTCGTGATGCCTTTTTGGCTTCTGGCGTAGTGCAGCCGATGGCTGAGCTGAATGCAACCGAGGGCGGTGATTTTATCAGCGTTCCTTTCTGGAAAGCAAACCTGTCCGGTGACTTTGAAGTGCTGACTGACAGCTCTTCACTGACTCCTGGCAAAATCACTGCTGACAAGCAAGTCGGCGTGATTCTGCACCGTGGTCGTGCTTTTGAAGCTCGCGATCTGGCTGCTCTGGCTGCAGGTTCTGATCCTATGGCCGCCATTGGCGCCAAGCTTGGTGAGTACATCGCTAACCAGCGTCAAAAGGATCTGATCAGCTGCCTGAAGGGTGTGTTCGGTTCGCTGAACGCTAACACCAGCAGCTCTGCTTTCTTCAATCTTTCGATTGACTCTGAAAGCGGCGACACTCCTACTGCTTTGTCACCTCGTCACGTTGCTGAGGCT